GTGGCCGCGGTGGTGTAGCTCAGGAAGCCCTTAGGCTTCTTGGTGCCGTCACCGGTGACGAAGGCAGCGCCCTCGACACGGGAGAACTCCGTGGAAACCTCATCGACTACCCACTGCTCTGCGTTGAAGAACACGTCTTCAAGCATCTGCTGGGTGGCCTGCGGGTAGGCGTAGAGCTCGCCCATGAACGGGGTAACTTGTTGGAAGCTGGAGCTGTTGGTGGCGGTGCGGGCGTCGTCTTCATCAACCCAGCCGGAGGCCGTGCCGCGAACATTGACCAGCTTTTTGTAATCGCTGGTGGAGACGGTGCGAACGGTGGCGATTTGGCGGATCGGGGAGACGTCGACGAGCTTGTCGAGGATGTTGCGGTCAAGCTCTTCCGGCACGGCAAAGCCGCCGTCAGAGTCGGTGGTGATGTTGTAGGCCTTGGCTTGCAGCTCGCCCAGGCCGTCTTCGACGCCCTTGCGCATGAAGCGACCGAAGGCTTGCTTGTGCTCGGCTTTGATGGGATCGGCTTCACCGGCTGCGCCGGGGCGGTTCATCTTCTTTTCGAGCTCTTGGATGGCGGACTTGAGGTCCGCGATCTTGCCGAGGTCGTCATTGATCTTGGAGAGCTTGGCCTCAAAGGCTTCGACGCTCTTGCCGTCGGCCTTGGCCTTGATCATGGCGTCGTTCGCTTGCTTGAATTGCTCGAAGGCTTCGCCCTGCTTTTGCAGGATGTCTTTCAGTTCGGTCGTGTCCATTTTCTGGCTCCAGAAATGAAAAAACCCGCCGAAGCGGGTTGTTTTGTCGTGGTGGTGGGGTGGTCAGAAGACGCCGCGCCGGTTTGCCAGCGCGAGCAGTTCGCCCAACTCATCGGGATCACCCCGACCGCGAAGGGACTTGATACGGCTTACAAGCGCCGTGGCTTCGCGACGCGATAGCCCGCCTGCCTCACGCAGGAAGGCCTCGGCATCGGCGAGGGATTCGATGGTGTCGATGGACTTGACGCCGGAGACGCGGGCTGACTCGTTGGCCGGGAAGGTGACGAGGGAGACTTCCCACAGATCAACCTTCTTCAGGGTGCGGATTCCAGTGACGCGGTCGTAGCTGTCGTCACGAGTGACGAAGCCGATTGAGAGGCCAGAGATGGCCCCCATCTTGAGGAGCTCGTAGGCCTCAGCGCCGCGGGCAGTCTTGAGGGCGAGCTTGCCCTCCACGTAGAGGCCGGTCTGGTCTTCGCGGAGAGCGCTATAGACGCCGATCGGTTCGCCGCTGCGGTGCTGCCACAGCAGGGCCGGGGTACGCTGGCTCAGGGACTCGGCAAAGGCGCCGGGGGCAACGACTTCCTTGTAAGAGTCGATGACGCCAAAAACGGAGCCGTACCCAGAAAAAAGGCCGTCTTCGGAGACGGCCTTGATCTTGAACGGTACATCCAATCGGTCATGCATTGCTGGTTCCTCCGGTGTTGGTTCCGGTATTGGTGCCAACGTTGGTGGCGATGGGGAGCTGACTGGCTGCTCCTCCCATGGGGTTGAGGTCTTCGAGGGCGCGGACTTCGTCCTGGGTCATCCAGGCCGGAGCACCGCCAGCACCAAGGGCGCGCGAGAAATACTCGCCACGGTCCTTGGTGGCACCACGCAATAGCGAGGTGAGGTTGTGCTTGATGTAGTAGCCAGCCCTGCGCTCTTCGCGGGTTAGCAGTTGGCATTCCATGGCCTGCTCGATGCGCTCGGCCCAGGGGGCGAGGCAATGCACGACGTGGGCCAGGAACATTTGCTCAGCGCTGGCGTAGGTGCTGGCCTTGTCGCTGTATCCGATCATGATTGGCATGATCTGGAAGAAGCGGCAGATTTCCTCGATCTGATGCCGGCGGGTTTCGAGGTGCTGGGCATCGACGCCGGTTTGTGAGAGCGGCACGAACTTGGCGCCGCGGTCGAGGATCATGGCGCTTGACCGGTTTGACGGGCCTGCGTAGTTGTCCTCAATCCACTTCTTCAGGTCTTTGTATTGCTGCGGGTTGAGCGTTGCATCAACCGAGTAGAGGCCGGACGGGGCAACGCCGTTGCGGTGCAGGCTGGCATGTGTTTCTTCGGTGGCCATGGCGAGGCCGACAGCCTCACGGGCGAGCTTGAGGGGCTCCATGCCGATGATTCCGTCCCACGATGGGCCGGTGATGCGCAGGATGGATTCAGCGGGGAATTCGCGCTGGGCGCCGTTGATACCGGTGATCTGGTATCGCGGCGGAACGCCCATCCTGTCTGACTTTTTGACGGTGACGGCGCCGGGCTCGATGTTGATGAGCTCGACGACTTCGCCCATCGACCGATTGATGAAGGCGTATCCGGTGCCGCACAGGGCGGCATGCATGACGAGGGTTTCGCGGAAGCCGAACGATGTGCTGACGTCGTTGGGCATGCGGTGGAGCACGTCATACAGCGGGTGTTCGCGAGCAGCGCGCTTGTTGTCCTGGTCGTCCTCAATGTAGAGCTTGAGCGACACCTGGGCCATGCCTTCGGCGATGCGACGGACGCAGGCGCAGACGGTGGAGACCTTCAAGGCGTTGGCGATGGTGACGGACTGGCCGCTTTTGCTTTGCCCCAGCTGCAGGATTTCAGCGGGCAGGTCGGCAACGGTGACGCCCTTATGGGAGAAGGCGCGGGCAAGGATTCCCATCACTCACCCCCTTTGATGGCAATCAACCGGCCAGCGACGAGGCACAGAAGGCCTCCGACGATGTACCCGGCAGGGGGATAGATGAGGTGCGCACCATAGGACACCGCAGCGGCGCCAAATGCGATCAGCGCGTCAGGCAACAAGGCCGTGGCGACCGCAGAGGCGCGTTTTAGGGTGTCTTTCATGTGGTTTCCCAGAATGATTTGCCCGGCGCTGCCGGGTTGAGAGAGAGCAGTGATACGGCGTTGAGCAGCGCCATAAGCGGGTCAATTTTTGCTGTCCCGCTGGCCTGTTTTGTGATCGTTATCGCGTTTCCGCGGGGCTCGACTTTGGCGTTACTGACGGCCCATGCCATCATCGGGCGTCCTGCGTGCAGCAATTCGCCCTCGGCGAGCTTGCGCTCTGCGGTCTTGATTGACCCGTTGAGCTTCCAGCCTTGCGATATGCCGAGGATCTTGTCTTCAGGCACGCCGGCGGATGCGAGCGCCTCAAGAATTGCGCCGATCCCGCCAGGGTCAATGCCTACTTTGTCGAGCAGCCCGGAGGCTTCGGCGCGGGCGACGATTTCGGCCAGTTCGGCCACGTCATCGCCGATTTCAGCGACGATTGTCAGGTCTCCGTCGTTGGCAAAGTCCCGTATTCGGGCGGCCTCTGATTTGCGCCTCTCAAGAACGGACGGATGCGCCCATGCGTGCCCCCAGTGCAGCCACTTTCCGGTTTCGGCTTCTCTGCCGAGTACGCCAAGGCCAAGCAAGTCATCCAGCCCCCCGCCGTCAATGCCGACTTCGATCACTTCGGAGCGCCGTATTAGCTCGTCAAGCGCTTTTGGCCCTGTTCCTTGGCGCTCCCAGTAGTCGGCGCCGGCCCAGCGATCTGACCGCAGCGCAAGGCCGATTTCGACATTGGCGTGTTTGGCCAGGAAGGCCCGCAGCGCTTCCTCCCCGGATGCGTCGGCTTTACGAAACTCGCGCTCCAGGAACTCGCGATCAACGGAATAACCGAGATTCGGATTCACCAGCGCAAGGTTTTCGGCGCGCAAATGGCGCTTGCTTTCGACCATCTCGGGCGGGTGCTCGAAGATCACCGGCACAAAGCGCGGGTCGTCAATCTTTCCGTCCCGGACGTCGCGGGCGTATCGCAGCTTTTCGAGGAATACGCCGGCGGGGGCGTCGTCTGACTGCGTGGTGAGATAGACCACGAAGCCCTCGGGGCGAGAGGCAAGGCCACCAGTCGCCTCGATGAGCATGTTTCCCGCGTTCGGCTGCTTGCCGAACAGCCATAGCTCATCGACCAGGGTGCCGACGCTCTTTTTGCCCGATACGGTGTTGCTGTCAGCGGCCAAGACTTTCAGCGTCGCATTGCTTTCACGGTGCGTGATGGTCTTGATGTGCGTCTGCACGTGCATCAGTGCGCCGAGGTCTTCATCGACGCGCACCATGTCCCGGGATGGGCTGAAGCTGTTATTCGCAACCTCGATGGTGGGGGCCAGGATCGTGAATTCGGCCGACTGTCGCCAGTTGAGAACCAGCGCGGTCATCATGATTCCGGCTGCGATGGTCGATTTGCTGTTCTTCTTCGGAATCAAGACGAACCATTCTGTGATCAACCGGCGCCCGGTGCTGGGGTCGTAGGCGCCAAAGATCGAGGCCACCAGGTCAAACACCCACTGGGCGCAGGATTCGCCGAAGGTAGGGCTTCCAGGTGCATCAACGATGCGCAGCGCCTTGAATATCTCAAGCGCGTGGTCTGCTTGATCCTGGAAGATCGGCGGGGGGATGATGGACCTACCGGACTCAAGCCGCTCCGCCCAGTCAGGGCATGCGGTTGTCCGGGTATGGGCCATTGGTTATTGCAGTCTGGTCGGCGGCGGAGGCGTTGCGGGTTTGAACTTGGATGCGGCTACCTTGGCGCGGTCTGCGGTTTCCGCTTTCTTCCCGCCGTCGCCAATCTTGGGGTGCACGTACTGCGCTGCAGCCTGGGCGGCCTTGATTCGCAACGCCACCGGGATTTCCGGGTCATTCATCATGGTTTGCAGCACATCAAGGGGCTGCATTCCATTCGTATCAGGCCCAAAAACACCGCTTTCGTCATGCTCTTGAGGCTCTTTTTTTGGCCGTCCTGCACCGGGTCGAGCTCCACCGCTGCGGCCTTTCACTCCTGCCATTTTGAATCCCGTTTGAAAAGGGGGAAATTTTGTCCGAATGGG